GGCGGCGCCGATGGTGATCGTGACACCGGCGCCGCGGATTAATCCGATTTTAATCCCGAGGGCTCGGGCGTCGCGCTGCCCCGCCTTTATATCGTCCTGGGTCAGAGCGATCGATTCGTCGGTTTCAGTGGCCGACGTCGTCGCCTGGGCTAGGTGGGCCGAAGTATCCTCGGATGAAGCGGTCGCAGACGCTATAGAGCTCGAGGTTTGATCGAGCGCGCTTGAGGCCTGCGACAAGCTCGAGCCGATGCTCTGTGTCGATTCGGTCTCGCTCTGCGATAATCCCAGTGAGGCGGTCGCGCTCTGCCTGAGCTGCTCGTGTATTTCGATCTGCTTCTTGAGCCCCTGCCCGAGCGCTTCCCAGTTCGCCCAAAACTCGGGAGGAAGACTCGGTCGCGAGGCGAAGGGCGACAAGGGTATCTCGATTGTGGGCTCGGGAGTCTGAAGCGTCGGTCCAGGCTGCGGCGAGATGGTCGGCGAGTCGGCGCTCGGCGCCTCCGGCGAGGAGAAGGCCGGCGCCGGCAGTAAGAGCAACGCCAGCGACAAGGCCAAGAAAGAAAAGACGTGTTTTCGACACATGGGGCCTCCTAGATGCGCTCTCCGGTTGAGGGCTTATCACTCGCCACAGGAGCGACCCTTGCTTCGGCCTGCGATTGCCAGGCTTTCGCGACTGAGCCCACGCCTACGACTCCAGGGGCTCCGGCGGCGAGGGCAACGGCTACGGGGAGGAGTTCGTATCGGTCGCGGATGAACATCCCGACGCAGACGAGCGCTGCGAGGACGAGCATCCATTTCGCGAGCTTGATGGATTCCTTGAGCGCGACGCGCATCATAGAGATGACGCCGGGGCTCTCTTCGATCTCAGTGGTCGTCGTCATAGGTCCACCAGCATCACGCGAAGGCTGATGCACTTGCCGTTGCGTACCGTGAGCGATCCGCCGGAAATCGAGTCGCGCTCGACCGTCTCACGGCGGCCGGTGCCGTCGCCCTTGACGAAATGGGTGATCTTGTGCCGCCAGGCCTCGGCGACCCAGAAGCGGGCGGGGTCGAGGGGTTCGGGCGTGGGCAATATCCGCATGATCCCGTTGTTGTCGGGGCCCATGGGCAGGCCGAGAGAGGCCTGATCGACGACGCGAAGCGGAATGCCGAAGAGGTCGAATATTTGTTGCAGTTTTGCCGGCACTATCTCATCCTCGCCGGGGTCATCATAGTCGCCGTCGCCGTTGAGGTCGCCGGTTATGTAGCCGAGATATCGAGCGGCACGCCACGCGGCGACGCCAGCCTCGATAGTCCAGTCCCGGCCGCCGAAGTGTGGGCGCGCGAGGGCCCCGACGGAGAAGAGGCAGGCGTAGTGCTGGAAATCGAGCGGGGCGGCGGGATCGTTTTGGAAATACATAACTACCTCCCGAGTGCGACCACGGCTACGATGACGCCGCCGAGTCCTGCGCATGAACCGAGGAACGTCGCGACGAGCATCGCGATCTCGCGGCGGCTGAGTTTTCGGCGATCCTTGCATTCGACTGAAGCCTTGCGTTTTTGCTCATCGCGCTCGGCGTATTCTTTCTCCGCGGCGAGATGATCCTCGCGCGTCCACACTTCGGGCATTTTCTTTTCGAGGGTATCGAGGCGGTCGTCGGTTTTCTGCGCGAAGGCGTCGAACTTGGATATGAGCCCGCCGCCGTTCACTCCGACGAGGAAGGTCCAGAGGCTAATCAATAGATCGTGGTCACTGGTTGGGATCTCGCGGTCCATTTATTCGTTCCCTCCCTGATCGGGTTTCTGGCCGTCGGTCCCGTCGTCCTGCCCGGCCGCTTGCTTCGGTTCGCTCGCGCCGCCGCTCTTCGGCCAGCCCCAGGCGGGTTCGGGGAGTTCGGCGTACTGGCGGCGGAGCTTACGGCGGTTCGCCTTTCCGCTCGAGCCGTTGGTGTTTGTCGCGATCTCGTCGAGATCCTCGGCCCCGAGTTCGACGGCCATCTTCGCAGCGGTGAACGTCTTGACCGGGTCCATGTCTGGCATGGGGAGGCCCTGCCATCGGTGATACAACCAGGCGGCGCGGAGGCGGGGGTCCTGCCAACCGGGGCAGGAGATGCGGCCGGCGGCTATCTCTTCGGAGAGCCAGGACTCATAGATCGGATCGAGGTGGTCGCAGGCGAGAGCGTAGCGGCGCTGGACTGCGATGCGGTAGCAGAGGGTCAGGGTCACGCGGTTGGCGTTATAGCTCGCGCCGAACTTGCGCAGGACCATCTCGATCGACGTGCCCTTCGCCGCGGCGATGTAGGCGAAATAGGCGTCGACGAATGCGTTGTAGGAATCCGCGGGGGCGGTGTTGATGAACGGCTTGAGGACCTGACCCTGGGGCGAATTGAAAATACCCGTGGAGCCGGGGGTGTCGAGGTTGACTTCAGATATCGGGGCGTAGAGGGGGCGGAGGAGCTCGCGGTCCTCTTCGGAGACGAGGTCCTCAGTCTCGGCTCCGGTGGGCCCGGCATCGCCGCCTCCGAAATCCTTGAGCGGATCGACGGTGTCGCCCTGCATGTTCTCGGCGACGAGGTAGAGATTCGACTGATTGATTGCCTTTTTTATATGCGCGAGGGAGAGGTCGAGGATGAGCTCGAGATCCTGGACGGAGACGCCGAACTCGGAGAAGCCGCGGCCCTGGCCCGCGTACATGGGCTCGAAGCCGTGGGTCATGAAGATTCGGTTGGACTTCGGGCCGTAGCGCGGGATAGTGACCGAGGAAATCATGCCGTTCGTCGGGTCCTGGGTCCACACGCGATATCCGACTTCGCGGCCTGCGGCGTCGCGGTCGATGCCGTCGTCGTAGAGGCCTTTCAGGCCGCCCGAGGTCGTGGTGAAGGCATCGGCGCGGAACTGATCGGGGTCCAAAACCTCGAACTGGAGCGGGTTGAGGAGCGTCGGGTCTTTGCTGTAGTAGTGGCGAACGAACGAATCGTTGTCGCGCGCGCGACCGCGCCATATGAGGCGCTGCGCCTGGTAGCCGTTCTGCAATTCTGACCGCGTGCAGCGCTTGCTCTGCATGTAGAGGTCGAAGGCCTTGCCGGTTTTCTCACCCCACTCCTCGGCCGCTTCGTCGGTGAGGCCAAGCTGCTCGGCCATGGGCTCGGGGACGCATACGAGGCCGGAGTCGACGACGGAGTTGACCTCGGTGTCGATGATGCTCCGGGCCTGGAGGCTGTGCTGCTCCATGAGGCGGCCCTGCTCGCGAAGGCGCGCATGGTCGACCGTGAGACTGGGCGAGGAGGAGGAGAGGCCGTTGTGCCACTTCTGGCCGAAGAACATGCCGCCGCCGAATCCGGCGAGGGCTCGGGCCATAATGCCACGGGCTGCGGTCGCGCCCTGGGTGGCGGCTTCTTTACGGATGGCGGCGACCTGGCGCGGGAAGACGCGGCTGAGGATACTCATCTAGCGGACCCTCCTCCGCAGGTTCAAGAAGTGGATGCCGCCGCCACGGAGGCGCTGCTCGAGGGTCTCGATCTGGCGATCGATATCCTTGATGGCCGCTAAAATCTTGATGGGATCGCGGCGCGTGGCGGAGAGGAGCCCCTCGGGGTCGGACAGGCTGTAGGTCTGGACCTCCGCGCTCGGAGCGGCTCCCGTCAGGGCGGCGGAGAGGGCGGCTCGCTGAAGATTGAAAGTAGCGAGGTTCGCCTCGAGCCGGGCTCGCGTGGTAGCGTCCATAGGGCGAGGCTAGGGAGGGCCTGTGCAAACGTCGAGCGATTTATCTGGAGAAAGTCGGCAGTAATACGCATATCGGGAAATTGTGGCGAACAACCGGCGCGCACGTTTGCACGGAGCGGGTTTATGGTAGGGGCCTCCCGTCGTGCGCCGTTCGATTCTGACCCGATCGAAGGCGCGGCCGGTCCGGGTTCCTGATCCTCCTTCCCCGGACCGGCCTTTTTATTTGCCGTTGACCGCGAGGAGGGCGAGCTTGTCGAGGATGGTCTTGACGGTGATCGCCTCGACCTGCGCCCGCGTGCAGCCCTGGGACTGGTAGGCGCGGCGGATGCGTTCGACCTCGAGGTCGAGCCAGACGTCGGCGGCGCAGTAGCAATATACGGTCAAGTCCAACGCCTCGACGCGCTTCCGGATATCGTGGAAGCTCCCGTCGAGCGCGTTCTTTTCGGTCCCGTTGAGCTGCTCGTACCACTCGTCATCGTAATCGTCGCACTTCCGCGGGAAATCCATGAAGCCCGGCTGCTGCGGGTCCTCCGCCCTGCGCGGAATATTAAGACGCGTGGTGATGATGTTTTTGTAAAAGTGCGTCGAGATCTCGTAGACCGTTTCGCCGCCCATGCCGATCGCGGCCGCTCGGTACTTCTTGAATCCCGAGGCCCCGGCGATGTCGCCCTTCTCGCGCTTCTTCGGATCGGCGACGAGCTGACTGAAGCCCTTGATCGGGAACGTGTTTTTCCATCTCTGGCAGAAACGATAGACAGGCTCGGAGCGACCGAAGGCGGAGTCGCCCGAGTCAATGAATATCAGTTTGACGCCGATCGCCCGGCCGTCCGGGCGGTGGAACTGGAGGCCGCCCGCCTCGGCGAATTGGTTCAGCTCTTCCCACGCCCCGGAGAAGGCGTCGCTTGTATCGCCGATGAATTTCTTGTGAATGATCGACCAGGTACGATACCCGGCGCCCGTGCCCATGACCTGGAGCTCGAGGCGCTCGGGATTCGCCGGGTCCTTCGCGGATCCCTGCTGCACGTCGACGGAGGCCACAAGGTAGAGAACGCCGGCGGGAATGCTCCCGGCCGCGTAGGCGCCGCGGTGGGCGAGGACGGCTTCCCGGCTCGGGCGGGCGGCGGTGTCCTTTGACGGGAGGCCGAGCTCGATCTGGGTGAAGGTGGCCATGCCCTCGGGTGTTTCCTGAGCCGCCAGGTATTTTCGATACAAGCCGTCCCAGTCGGTCATGCCCGGCGGGGCGTAGAGCGTAGAGATATGTCTTGATCGATATTCGGGATAGCAGGAGCGGGCGGTCGGTTCCCAGTGGCCGGCCTCGAGCATTCGGGCTTTATGGTAATTGTAAATCGGATCATAGCAGAACTCACATAGATAATACGCATGCTGGAATTCTCCGGCCTTGAAGTCCGCGGTGAGCCCATGCTTCATGCCGCCGGTCATCATCACGAGTTCCTGAGGACGCCCGCAGTGGGGGCAGGGCACTAGATATTTTCGCTGATCGCCTGCTTGGTACTTTTTCCAGATGAGCGAGGCCTCATAGGTCGTCGGCGTAGAGAAGCCGAGGATCTTACGGCGCTTGCCGAATGAATCCGTTCGGGCCTTGCCGACGTCGAGAAAACTGCCTTCTCCAGTTTTCAATAATTCAGGGACGCGGTCGATTTCGTCGAAAATGACTAACTGCTTTGTCTGAGAGGCGAGGCTCGCGGGGGACTGCGCGGAAGCGGTGTCGAGAGCTCCGCCGATATATTGCTTGCTCGTCGTCGTATCGCCCGTCTGTCGGGATCCGCCTTTTGTGATCCGCATGGGCGCGATGAATTTATTCCGAAGGCCAGGAATAGAATCGATGGCGGGCTCGAGGCGCTCCGACATCCACTTTTTCAGGGCGTCATCGGTCGAGCTCACGTAAAGTAAATAGGTCGGGTTATAGTCCATCCAATAAAGCAGGATATTTTCAGAGGCGGCGGTGAAACCGATCTGATGGCCTTTAAGGCAGTACTCCTCCTGGATCGGCGAGGCGGGGCCCATGTCGTCCATGATTTCTCGGAGGTAGGGCGTGCGTTCGTTGGACCACGGCCCGGCGAAGGGTTTCGGCATGATTCGGAATTTCTCCGCGTATTCGGAGGGGGTGAGGGTAGGGAGGCCGGGCCATAGTGAGGGGAGGAACTCGAGAAGGTCGTCGATCGAACGGTTCCAATCTTCGACGGTACAACCGGCAGGGAGGGGGAACGATTTACTCATCGGCCCCTTGCTTTGCTTCCCTCGCCTCTTCGGCCTCGGCGGCCTCTTTCGATTCCTTCTTGAGCTCGGAAAGCTGGCGGCTCACGGCGGCCACGATGTCGCGGCCAATCCGATCATGGTCGAGATTGAGGCGCGCTATCATGGCGGCCTCGGAGGTGTCGGGATCTCGGGCGAAGGCGAGGAGGCCGGGCCCCTCGCGCTCGCCGTAGCTGCGCAGCGGGTCGAGGGCGTTCTTGATCTGGCCGAATGCGTGTATTACAGCTTCAGTCCTGAGGGTCTGGAGTTTCTTCTCCTCATAAAGGAGCTTCGCATTCAGGGCGCGATATCGCTTCCAGCGTCGATCCTCGATCTTGATGCCCTGGGCGACGTCCGAGTCCGGGTCGTTTTTTCTCTTTGCATGCGATCGCCCAGGGAGTCTATCGCCTCCGACGACGAGCCCGCCCGGAAGGCCATCCCGGCCCGAGCCCTGCCCGAGCGGCGCCGGACTCCCGGAAATCGCGGCGGCAGCCTGCCCGACCTTCGCCCGACCTTGGGGCTTCGAGGCTGTAGGCGCTTCGGTTGACGCCCGAGCTCGGCCCGCAGCCTGGCGTTGCGCGCTCGCGTTGGCGATGTAGTTCACGACAGAGGGGTGATTCTCATCGACGCCGCGCGCTCCTCTCTCGGTGGTGAGTATGGGTATGCCCCAGTCCTTCACCCACTTAGAGGCGCCCTGACGCGAGACGCCGGCGCGACGGCCGAGCTCGGCGATTGAGAGGATAGCCACGGGCTAAACCTGTTCGCCCGCCCTGCAAACGTCAACCAGGTTTACGCGTCAACCAGGTTTACACTCTCGCAGGTGCGAAATGGAGGGCGTCGCGACATGACGCCCTCGCCGTGGGGGTGGGCCGTCACAGTACCTTGAAAAAGTTAAGCGTTTGCTAGCGTTTGGCTTGGTCTATGAGGGGGCCGAAATATCGCCGCCATGAATCAACAGCATCGAAGTACGCCATGAGGCGGTTGATTGTAATGCCTGGCCAATTAAAGCGCTGACCTTTCGGCGCACGTCCGAATGTCTGAACTCTTTTAATTGCAGGATAGTCTCGCGTTGTACGATCTCTCTTGTCTCGTATGATTGTTTTCTTCTTCGAGCGCGAGACGTAGGCTGCCTGGGTCTTCTTGTTTGTCCACGTATACAGACCATGCGCCCACCCCTGCCCCTCGATTATAAACATACCCTTGCCAGCACTCGTATAGTCAGGGTTGCGCGACAGGATAGAGAGCATGGCAGGGATACGCTGACGAGCAGGGATATCAGAATAGTTCGACGGCTTCTCGAACTCGAGCTCAGGCATGAGCCGCACTTTGGCCTTTGCCCTGATATTCCCTCCGCGTGCATTCGAGCCGATTAGCCTATTCCTCTTAGGTGCTATCCCGAGATCCTCAACCCAGCCTGTAAACCGATCAGTACGAATCGAGCCCGAGATAGCACGCTGCTTGAATGGCGCCTGCGTTAGGTCCGCTTTCTTAACCTGCAAGGCGAACGACAGAAAGCGCTTGTCTCGAATGATGTGCCGGCTCCCGATCGTCGCCATTGCGATATCACGATGACTGAAGGCCATGTCGTTCAAGAGCCGCCCCGTCGCCTTCTTCGTCTCCCTGGGCGCGATCTGAAAAAAGCGCGTGAGCTGGCGCATGTCCATCTTGATATCGAACTCACCGGCCATAGGTAAAGGGTGAATAGGGTGGGTGCAAATGTCGAGTTTGTAATTTTGTAAGGTAAATAGGTGAAAATAAAGACGAGCGAATCGGTAGGGGATAAAGCGTAAAAGCAAATAGGATAGATATATAGATATATATTATATTAATATATTATATTGTTACATTACATTACACTAGTTTTAGCCCTTGGCTTGGCGGCGGCGGGCGCCTCCTCCAATTAGGTCTATGTCTGTCTATCCGTTTACGCGCGTATATGTATGATTGGCGTGTAATGTAATGTGATCTTGTAATATTGTTATGTGATAAATAATTGACGCGTTGTTGGCGGCTGGAAATATTATAAAAATACTGAAACGGCCACGGAGTTGCCGCTCGGGCAATAAAAAAGCCCCGGAGGGCCGGGGCTGATGGTGAAAATATAGGGGTTTCGCGGTGGCGCGTCAAGCCAGGCAGTCAGGATTTATACCGGCAGGGGGAACTTCCTATGTGTCGGCGGCGCCTGCTCCCTTGGAGTGGTCCTCTGAGTTTGTCATGCTGGCGTCGAGGATGTGTCATCGAAAAAAAGGCCGCTGGGCGATAGTCGCGCCCCGACAGCTGGGCAAGGTAGCGGCCAATCATATACCTTCCGACTGTGATTTCGATTGATTCTCCGGCGGCCTCAGCAATCTTGGAAAACGATTCTAAAGTTGCAGTTCTCATTCGCCCTAATAGCTGATTGCCATGTTCTGAGAAGATTTCGAGTGTTTCAAAATCAGTATCTATTTTCTCATTCATTAAGTACTCCGTAGTAAACACAATATCATGCTGGGGAATGCTGTGAAAGATAGGGATCCTTACTTCTTCCCCGATCCCCACTCCTCGCGCCCATCTTCTTGCTCCTTGAGCGTCGCCTCATCGATCAGGCAACCGCACGCCGGGCAGATACCGCCTAGTACGTCGTCAAGCTCAATGGGGGCGCCACAGGCCGGGCAGGGGATAGCCATAGGACAAGGATAGTCCGGGCAAGGTTCAAGCGCCAAGCCGGGCCGAGCGCGTAGAGATAGTATGATCCGTATCAACCCGTATCAGGTCACTCCGAATCCTGCTTGTTATGTCCCCCTATCCTCCCTCGGGCCGCACGATCTTGCCTTTGAGGCCGAGGAACTCGTCGAGGCGCTGGAGGCCTTGAGCGGGGATCCCGTCGGCCCCGGAACGCGCCAGGATTGATAGGGGAGGGCCCTCCCCCTTTTTTTAGGGGAAACGAAAACCGGCGTTCCTGAAATTCGCGCGTCCGATGAAATCATTCCTGCAGTTCTGCCTTGAGTAAGTGGACAGGGACTAAGGGTGCATTTATAGTCTTTATGATTGAGGCAATTAATGAACAAATGGCCTATAAGTGGTTCCGGGCGTGAGTTATATGAAAAAGCGCGAACTATGCAAAAAAGCGGATATCCAACAGCGGACAGATATATTTATGAATATAATCAATTCGCAAAAGCCTGTGGCTATTCAGTAATGATGCCGCGATGGCTATACCGCTTGCTTTTCTGGTGGCGCTAATCACGCCCGGCGCTCTGCCTCGAGAAGATGGACAAGGACAAGGAGCGCGTCTATAATATGAGCGAGCAGCCGCTCATTCGGCGAAGCCCCCGGCCTGTGTGCCGATTCAATAGCCGCGAGGTAGAGGCGGGGCGGCTGCCATAATTCCCTGTTTGGTTTTTCCATACCACCCCGAATAGATTCAATTTGATACATTTTGTTTCTTTTCCTGGAATATATAAAGGTTAATTTCTTGCTGGGCAATGACGTAGTTTTTACTACGTATAATGTACATGGCGGCTACTCATTTCTGAGTGTTCCGCCCAAC